CTAAAGCATATTTAGACTTTTGGAAAGATGAAGGTAATGTACTTTGGATAGAGAGTGAGAGTGCTTTTGATGTTCAAAGGGCTGTTGCATTTGGAATAGATTTGTCTAAAGTATTAGTTCAAGAAGTGGAGATAGTTGAAGATGGGTTTGAGCTAATAGAGAAGGTTCTAAAGAAGGCTGAACAAGTAGGTAGGAAAGTGTTTATAGTGTGGGACACTATTGCTTCTTGTTCAACAAAGAAGGAGAAAGAAGACGGTCAGTTTGGAGGAGGAATATCTGAAAAAGCGAAAACAATAAGAAGTTTTTTAAGAAGAATTACTATTCCGTTAGGTAAGACTGATTCAGTATTACTCTTTGTTAATCAAGTGTATGATGTTATAGGTAGTTATACCAATGAGGTGGAAAGTCCCGGAGGTAGAGGTATTAAGTTCCACGCTTCTACCAGAATTTTAATAGAACAGAAAGCTCAGATTAAGAAGGTAGTTAACAATGTAGAAATTCCTATTGGGATTAAGTCCAAGCTTACTCTTAAAAAGAACAAACTAGGACTTCCAGGACTATCAACTACGTTAGTTATATTTGGAGAAAAAGGAATAGATAAGTGGGTTACCATAACAGATTTTCTTAAGCAATTACCTGAAGTTAAGAAGAGTGGAGCTTGGTTTACATTAGAACTACCTGATGGAAGTTCTATTAAGTTTCAGAATGAAAAGCTCTTAAAACAGAAGGTAGAGGAAAATCCTGAGCTAGAGGAATTTATTAAGTACCTCATCTATAAATACTATGCTGAGCTTTCTATGTTTATGAAAATCAAGTTTTATGATTGGCTAATAGAAATAGAAACTAAGTGGTATGGTAAGCCTATTACCCAACTAAATGAAGAGGAAGAAAAGTTATACGAGGTATTTAAAAATGTGAAGGATAATACATAGAAAGAAACTGAATTTAATTAGGTGGAGGTATAATATGAGGAGAAAGTTAGAAGAGAGTTTGAAAGGACATCTTGAAGAAATAGCTTCTTCAATAGCTTATCAAGCAAGTAAACCTGCACTTGAGATAGAAGTACAATGGCTTGAGGAGTTGAGAGAAAGATTTGAAAAGGTAATTCTAGCACTTCATAGGTATAAAGAAGGTGAAGAAACTGAAGCTAAGGAAATTCTTAAAGAGATAATTTGGTGATGAATAAAGAGGTTTAAAATGAGAGTAACTCTTAAAGATAAAATATGTTATATTGAAGGTTCTCCTTGGGAGATAAGGAGAGCTAAATCTATTTTAACTTGGAGGGATAAGAATACAGGATATTCTTACTATCTATTTAGAGAATTAGAGAAAAATAGGTTATTGGAAACTTATTGGGGAATTTACTTTTACTTAAAAGATTGGGTTAAACACGAGTTAGTTTTAGAGACTGATTACTACCCAATCTTGCTTAGATTGGGTAAAGTTCAACCCAAGTTAGTTAAAGAAATAAACCCTAATATTCTTCCGGGAATTACTTTATTTCCTCATCAAGTAATAGGAATTAGGAAAGCTCTTCTTTATAAAGTTGGTGTTTTAGAAATGGCAACTTCTTCAGGAAAAACTTTTACATTCATAGCTACTATTAAATGGATTTTGGAAAATGAAAAATCTGATGCTAAATTTTTGGTAGTTGTTCCTTCTGAGTTTCTACTTGAACAAACTTATAAGAACTTTTTGAAAGTAGGTTTTAATGAGGATCAGATTGGATTATTTTATGGTAAACGAAAAGAATTAAAACAAATAACAATAGGAGTAATAAATTCTATTAACCTTGCCTTTAAAAGAGAGGATTTGAATTTCTTTAATTGGCATAAAGATTTATATGGGTTAATTTTGGATGAATTTCACAGAGGACGTTCTGATTCTTACAAGAAACTTGTTTTAAACTCAATGCATGCTGAGTATATTTTGGGTTATACAGGTTCACCTTTTAAAGAATCAGTTGAAACTAACTTTGGCGATGCTATCATTCAGGCTATTTCAGGAGGAATAATTTATAGAGTAACTTTTCCTTATCTTGTTAAGGCTGGGTTAATATCACGAATGTATGTTTATTTTGAAAAACTTTCTGGTCAGTTTAACCAATTTCCTACCAATTGGAATTCTGTTTATGAAAAATATGTGGTAGAAAACAAAGAGCGTAATGAGAAAATTATTGAGTGGATTAGGTTCTTTCAAGAGTGGAAAGTTCCAACTTTAGTATTAGTTCAAAGGTTAGCTCATGGTAAAAAGTTACTTAACAGGCTTAACGATGACAAGTCAGTTTGTATATTTGGAGGAGGAGAGTGTTATATCTGTGAACATGGAGGGTTAGTTAACATAGGAGAAATAGATTACTCAGAACTTAAAAGGAAAGTAGAAAATGGAGAAATCCTTACAATTATAGCTTCTCAAGTTATGGATGAAGGAGTTGACTTGCCTGAAGTTGGAGCAGTTATAATGGCTGGAGCAGGTAAGTCTTCTATTAAACTAAAACAAAGAATAGGTAGAGGAGCTAGGAAAGGTTCTACTGGGGTTAGTTTCTTGCTTGATTTTAAAGATATTGGCCATGTTTACCTTTATGCCCAGTATAAGAAAAGGAAAAAGCTTTACCAAGAACAAGCTATTGAAGAGATAGATAATTCAATTGAGTTTAAGAAGAAGGTAATAGAAGTCTATGGAAAGGAGGGTAGTTAATGTTCAGTATTCTTGATTTAATTCCTAAAGATGTAGTAGAAAAACTTAAGACTTTAGAAGTTGAGGAATTACCAAGATATGTTAAATACATCAAAGAAGTTATTAAAGAAAAGGTAAGTACTATCTTACATTATAAAGATTATAACTTGAAAACTTTAAGTAAAATATCCGAATTTCCTACACAAGTAGGTCTATTCTGGGTAGGTCAACTTGATTCCAGAATGAAATTACAGCAGAATAGAAATGATCCTTTAGTAATTTATTCAGTTTGGAATAAAGATATATTTTTGTTTCCGACTATTGTATTTGATAGTCAGGAAAGTTTGGAGAAATGGTTAGACGAAGTAAGGAAAGATGATTATCCTTTTTTGTATAGAGATAAGAAGGTTTATTACTATGAGAATTTTTTACCATTAGGTAATGATACTTATAAGTCAATTTCTATTTTTTATCAAAAATTATACCCTTTGATGTGAGGTGTATAATGCCTTGTGTAGTATATAAAGAATTGGTTAGGAAAGGTAAGCAGTTGGTTTGGGTAGAAAAGATTTTAATTACGACTGATAAAGACAGAGTTGTTTACGATGGAGTTTTTGATAAGAAAAACGAGAAGATTCTCAATTGGATTGATAAATATGCTGATAATCCAGATGAGTTTAAAAGAAGACATAATCTTATATAATGAGGTGTACTATGTTAGATAAAATTCTTTTTCATACAGAAAAAGTTTTTGAAAGTATAGGTATGAAGAAGGAATGGCAACATAAAAGTCTTAATATGATTAGTTTTATAGGATTTTTAATTGGAGTAATAATTTCATTAACTTATCCTTTTAAGTATTCGATTAATGATTACTTTTTACTATGGGTTCTTAGAGGAGTTGGAGTAATTGTCATTGGGTTTATATTTCTGATGTTTTATTGTGCAATAGGAGTTTGTTTAGATGAAATTGATAGTGAAGACATTAGTCTTGCTGAATTAATTGGATTTTTAATGTTCCTTATGGCACTTTTTATAGTTTCAGTTGTATTAGGTAGTTGTGTCGGTGTTGAAGGAATATTAATTCTTCTTTTATTTCAGAAATTAGCTGAGATTAAAGTTAAAAATATCTATAACTTTTTAAGGAGGTAACTGATGTTAATTCCTGTTTTTACTACTTGGAATGTAAAGATTTTTGAGAAGTGTCCTAAATGTAATCAACCTTTGACTATCAAATATTCTGATGATGGTATGCCTTTCATAGCTTGTGATAATTGTTCTTACAAGAAAGAACTAATCCTATTTAAGAAATGCCCTAAATGTGGTAATCAAATGAAGTATATTCATAAATATAACAAGTTTAAGTGTGAGGGTTGTAATACTTGGTTTAAAGTAAAATTAGAAGAATCAGATACTCCTAATAGTAAAATTTTTCAGATATTGGAAATTCTTTTAAATAGAGAAAATTTTAAGGAAGTTAATATGGCAGAATACCTAAAAGATTCAATTGTCCATCTTCCAGATTCTAATAGTCAGGTAGAAATACGAAATATTTGGAAAGAAATATTTAGTGAATCTTTACAAAAGGAAATAATTGACCACATTCTAAACTCAGAACAATTTGAGAAAGGAATAGAGAAAAAGATAACAGAATATGTTACTAAGAAGTTAAGAGAACAAATTAGCATACAAGTAATTGATGATATAGTTAATGCTCTTAAAACTTATAAAACACTCTAAAGAGGTTATTATGCGTATTAATAGAAAGAAAGTAATAAAAGAATGGAATAAAACTTATTATACAAAATTTATCAATTATTTGATTAATAAGGTTCATAAAGACCTTGTTAATGATGGAAAGTTAACAATTCAATTCCAACAAATTGGTTCTCCAGAAGTAATATTAGAATTTGAAGTTTGGAAACAAGTTAAGAAAGGAATTACTTTAATATTGGAGTTTAAGGTAGTTTATATTGATGATTTAGCAACATTAGACGATTTGGAAAATGAAATTAAAATTCAAATGGAATTTAACGCTTTGGTAATAGAATCTAATGGTAGTATAGTAAGTTTTACTGATTTAGATGTGGTAGAAGAAGTAGTTTCAGAGAAAATCAAGAAGTCTATAAGTGAAACTGCTGAAAAAGAATTTAAAAGAATTTGTGATTACTTTGAAAGATTCTTAGAAGAGGATCAAGATGAACCTTAAGAATTTTTCTTTTGACTACAAAATTAAACCTTCTGATCCTAATGAAATTCAGATTTGCTGTCCTTTCTGTGAGAAGTCAGGTAAAACTCCCGATACTAAATACCACTTATACATTCACTTAAAGAAGAAGGTGTTCCATTGCTTTAGATGTGGTAAGTCTGGCAAGTTCAAAACCTTAAACCAACTTGTAAGAATTTTAACAGGTAAAAGTCCTAATCTATTAGAAAGTGATTGGGATGAAATTATTAAGGAAGCTTTAAGCTACTTTGACAAACCTTTCCATTTACCTGAAACATCTCAAGTTCAAGAAGTTTTAGATTTAAACATTATTTCCTATTCAGTTAGTAAAACTTTTACTCCAATAGCTTACAACTACCTTAAGAGTAGAAATCTAAGTGATTCTGAAATAGAGGAATATCAGATAAGGGTTGGTAAGTCTTACCAAGTTGATAACAGAACTATAAGGAAGTGGAAGGGTAGGGTTTTATTTCCATTCTTTGAAAATGGTCAAGTTATTTACATAGTGGGTAGAACCTATACCAATCAAGAACCTAAATACCTCAACTCTAAAGGTAATCGTAGAGACAAGTTATTTCCATCAAGAACTTTCAAAACTTCTGAAATCATAGTTTGTGAAGGTATATTTGATGCAATTAATGCTAAAAGGACTACTGGGATATACAGCGTGGCTACTTTAGGCAAAGAAATAACAGAAGAACAAGTTAACATTATGATAGAAAATGGAGTTAAAACAGTGTACTTAGCACTAGACCCTGATTTAACTATTAAGGAATGGCAAAAAAATATTTGGAAATTTTTAGTTAAAGGTTGCAAAGTCTATCCTGTCTTATTATCGCAAGGATATGATGTAGATTCGATAGGTAGTAAATTTCCTTATTACTTAGACTTGGCTTTAAAGAAAGACTACTTATCAATTCTTCTCTTTCAACCTGAATTTCTCCATCGATTGACTTTAGTTTAATAAATCTAAATCAGGAGGTAAGCTATGAGTATTATAGAAAAGTTCTATTTACACAGTTTGGTTTCAAAAATTCTTAAACCGTTATTTGCTAGGAGGTCGATATGAGTCTTAGAAAGAAAGTATTTGTTAAGTCAAATAAACCATTAATGGATTTAGGAAAGGTTAGGAGTAATGTATGGGAAATTCTTGAAACTCACCAGAATGGTTTTGTAGTAGAAGCTTCTCAATTTCAAATTGAAGTATTAAGAAATATGGGGTTTGAAGTTTTGGAAAGTGTAGATGAGGAGGAGGTTTAAGATGAAGGAAATTCACATAGGAGTATCTGAAAGAGGGTGTTGTTGGGGTATTATTGAAAATGGAAAAGTATTGGAAGAAGGTGAATTTGAATTAGAAGGTAAGAAATTGAGAAGAGATCGTCGGGCTAGATGGGATAAAGAAAAAGGAGTGGTAGTGAGAAATGAAAATGGAGATGAAGTTATTTATGACGGATTTTTCCTAATTATTCGAGAAGATAAAACTGGTGAGATACTTACTAATGTTTTTGGAAAAGCAAAAATATATCCTGTTGATTATTATCCTTTCCTTGTCTCACTTCTTTCTTTGACTGATGAAGAAAGGAATGTTTTAGTTTCTAAATTAGATGATTTGGTAAATAACTTTATTGAAAAGTATATAGAGAAGGAGGAGTAAATGGAATTAAGAAAAATCATTCAAGATGCTATTATTCTTCAAGACAATCTTAATAAGACTATTGACCCTAATTGGAAGCAAAATAGGAATTTAATAGATTGGGTTATAGCTATTAATCAAGAGTTTGCTGAACTGATGGATTCTTTAAATTGGGCTTGGTGGAAAAAGAATAATCCAAATATTAATAATGTTAAGGTTGAATTGGTTGATATACTCCATTTTCTTTTGTCTTATATGATTCAATATGCAGAAAAGATAAATATGAGTTTTGAAGATTTGGTAACAAGGATAGATTGGGCTTTCCAAACTGATCCTGTTGAAAAAACTCCTCAAGCCATAATGAAGTTATATAGAAACTTTCTTTTCTTTACTGAAGCATCCGAGTTTTCACCAGATTCTATTTACATTTCTATTATATGGAAACCTTATTGCAAAATGGTTAGAGCTTTTATGAGTGAGGAAGAGTTATTTAAGATGTATTTCTTTAAGAATGCTTTAAATAAGTTGAGGAAAGATTTTGGTTATAAGGAAGGTAAATATCAAAAAATTTGGAACGGTAAAGAAGATAATGAGGTAATGACAGAGTTAATGAAGAATCTTGAAGAAGTTAATTTTGAAACTGCTTACAATTTATTAAAAGAAGAATATTTGAAATATGGAGGTAGAAGATGAATCTATTTCATAACTTTGTTGTTTGGTTTGTTAGGTTTTTTGCACTTATATCTTATTGGGTTTGTTTATTCTTTATCGGAAAGATTTATGGTGTTGTTCATGCTATTCTTCTTATGGTATTTATGGTGCTTTTATTAAGTTATTTCATTGTTAATGATGAAGATATTGAAAATAATGGTTGGGTTATTGTATTGGCAATAGTGCTTGTTGTGTTTTTACCTGTTTTTGCTTTTGATGAAGAGATTTTTAACTATAATGAGTAGGAGGTTATTTTAATGAGTGAAACCTACCATTTTATAGATGGTAATTATCTTATGCATCGTTCTATCCATAAAAGTCAAGGATTAACTCACAACAATATTTTTACAGGAGGAGCTTATATCTTTCTTAGAACTCTTTTCTCTATTGGAAACTTATCTAATATAGTAGTAGTCTTTGACGGAGGTCACTCTAAGAGAAGGAAACAATTATTAGAAACCTACAAAGTTAAGGAAAAATATGATGACGAGTTTAGACAACAATTTTCAACTACTCAAAAAATTCTTAAAGAAATATTACCTGTTTTAGGTGTAGCTGTGGTTCAAATTCCGGAACAAGAAGCTGATGATGTTATTTATTGGTTAGCTGTAAAACATTATCAGAATAAGTCAACAGTTCATACTGATGATGAAGACTACCTTCAATTGTTACAATGGAGTGTTAAAATCCACAGACCTATGAAAGGTGAGTATTATGAGTCCGATCAAGATTTTATAAACAAATATGGTTATCATCCTAAATACCTAGCATTAAAGAAATCTCTAATGGGTGATAGTTCAGATAATATTCCTGGGGTTAAAGGAATAGGTGATAGGAGGGCTACTCAAGTTGTTAAGGAGATGTTTAAGCTAAACTTAGAACCTGAAGTTCCCAACTTGGAGATTTTAGTTAAGCAAAAGAAAGAATCTTGGGCTAAGAAGATATTGGATAATCTTGATATAGTGGAAAGGAATTTAAAGTTGATTGATTTTAGATATGTTGATTTAACTGATATTGATATCCAGTTGGACTTTGCTAAGAAAGATTTGATGTTAGCTACTAAGTTGTTTAATAAGTATGGGTTTAAAAGTCTGTTGTCTAAGTTGGTGGATTTGTAATAACTATTGGAAGGAGGTGAAGATGGAACTAATAAGAGAGTTGTTAGATTTATTAGACCAGTTAGAAGAAGCTAATCAGATTAAAAAGCAAACTCAAGGTTTATGGGATCAGATATTAAGCCATATGGTTAAGTTGTACCTTTTTGAGAAAGATGACGATAGGAGAAAACACATCAAGGATATTACAGTTTGGGCTAAAGATATTTTGAGAAAGCTTAAGAGGAGTAGTTCTAATATCTCTTATGGTAAATTGTATGATTGGTATGATTTAGATAAGATTGAAGAAAACATTAGAGAGGAAATTCTTTACTGGAAATCTGAATATCCAATTGAACCAGTTAGGAGTGATAACGAAGTTATTAACATCGTTAAGACTAAGATGATGAAGTTGTTAAAATGTCTAAATGATAAGAATATAAATTGCATTCTCAATTGGAGAGATCAAATAAAAGATGATTTAAAAGTTTGATAAATAACAACTAACAAAGAGGTTCAGAATGAATGAGAAACCCAAGCTCTACTCTAAGGAGTTTCAATTTCAAGTCTTGTGTGCAATAGCACAAGATCCTGTTTTTAGACTTGATTTTTTACCACTTCTTGAACCTTCTATGTTTGAGTTTCCTTATGACCTATTTCTTAGGTCAATACAGTTAGTTACATCTGATGTTGAGTTAAATAGTGCTAAAGTTTTAACTGATATAACTACTACAATTAGTCAATTAGGGTTAGATGATCAGAAAAAGGAAATTCTTAAAGAAGCTAAAAGAATCTTTAGAGAAAAAGTAGATGCAACTTATGTTAAAGAAAAAGTTATTGATTTTCTGAAAGAAATTGAGATTAAATCTTTACTTCCTGAATTGCCAAGGTTAGTATTAGAAGGTCAAATGGGTTATATATTTAACAAATTTGAATATATAGCTTCGATAGGTGCTACAAGTCATAATGCTGTTAGTTTGGGAGATTTAGACCAAGTTAGAGAAGAAATTAAGAAAAGGTATTCACCTGATACTTTAGTTTCAACAGGATTTCCCAAGTTGGATAATATATTTTATGGTGGTTTTGCCCCTGGAGAGATTCATGTAGTTCAAGCACCACCTAAATCTGGAAAATCTGCTTTAGGTGTTAATACTGGTTCAATAAATATACTTCTTGAGAAAAAAGTTTTACATATTACACTTGAATTAACTCACCATGAAGTTTTAATGAGATATATACAAAGAATAGCTAATGTTACTTATGTAGATATTCTTAAGATGAATAATGATGAATGGGAAATGTTAAAAGAAAGAGTTTTTAATCAAGTGTTAAAAGACAATCTTTATGTAATTTATTATCCGGAAAAATCTGCAAGTGTTTTAGATATACAGAGCTGGTTAGTGAGACAAAAGGTTTTAAGAGAATGGAAACCTGATTTTATTATTGTAGATTATGATGATTGCTTATTACCTACTACGGGTGGTAAAGATAGCTTGTATGAGGATTCAGGTGATATTTATTCTGATTTAATTAAGTTAGCTGTTAAATGGCAAGTTCCAATTTTAACTTTCTCACAACCTGTTAGAGATGCTTGGAATAAACCAGATAAAGGGGAAGTAATAGAACCTAATGACCTTGCACATTCGGCAAGGAAAGCCCATAGAAGTTGGAGTATTAGTTCATTAAACTTTAAAACTGGTTCTGAGGAAGGATTCTTTTATCTTGGATTCAACAGAAGAGGTAAGAGTGGAGTAAGAATTCCTTTGAAGAGAAAACTTGATGTTATGTATATAGGAGAAATACAATCGTGAGTGGAGGAGGATAATAATGGTTAAGTATGTTCAAGTATTTCCAACTGAAAAACTACTTTCGACTATTCTTATAGGATATAGGCAAATAACAGGAAATCCTTTGGTTTTAACAAAGTATCTTTCAAATATTGAAGTTTGGATTACTGATTCACTAAAAGAAGGTTTGAAAGAAGTAGATATTAATTTACCTCTAAATGAAAAATGGAAGTTTGGTATGTATGATGAAAAGACTTTTTATGTTAAAGGAAGTAACGATAAAAATTTTGTAGTTGAAGTGAAATAAATTTTTGGTGAGGTGTAAAATGAAAAAGTATTTATTAGTATTATTAATGTTAATAGGGGTGATAACTCCCTATTCTTGTTCTTGTGTTCCAAAATCTTGTTCTAATCACTTTGCTAATATTAGTAGAGATTTTGGTGATACTTGTTTTAGAGTAAGACTTTATTCCGGAGGAAAAGTTGTGGCTGAGTATTACACAGAGTATCCTAATACAATGCAAAATAGTGATGGTTGGCAGTTTGAAGATGCTGAAGGAAAATTTATAAGACTTTCTGGAAATGTTGAAATAGTAGAAGTTTCAAGAAGGTATTGCTTTAAGCAATAATTATCTATCTGATAAATTGTAAGTAAAGTGAGGGATAAGATGAACTCCAGATGCGAAACCTGTAAGCTTTATAAACAATGTAAAACTCATTTTGTTAAACCGAGAGGTAATTTAGAAAATCCTAATATTATAATAATAGGAGAATCCCCTGGAAGAACAGAAGATTTTGAAGGAAAACCTTTTGTAGGTAAATCAGGTAAATTATTGGAAGAGGTATTTAGGCTTTTCAATAAGAAATTTGAAGAAGTTTGCTATATTACTAATGTAGTTAAGTGTTGCCCTTATGCAGACCCATTCAATCCTAATAAAGGAGTTAGACCTCCTACTGATAAGGAAATAGAATGCTGTTTACCTTACCTATTAGAAGAACTAGAAAAGTTTAAAGGCAAAGATGTAGTTATAATGCCTTTAGGTAATACTGCTTTGAAAGGATTGGGTATTCGAGGAAAAATTACTGAACTTGTAGGTAAGGAGCTTGAATGGAATGGATTTAAGGTTATACCTAACTTTCATCCTGCTGCTGTTCTTAGAAATCCTAAATGGAAGCAAAAATTTATATCTGTATTTGGTAAGGTAATAGATAATAGACAAATGGAATGGGAAAATCTTATTAAACCTTTACAACCTAAAAAAGCTATTAACTTCTTACAAAAGAAACTTGAAGAAAAACCCGAATGGTTTTGTTTTGACATAGAAACAAATGGGCTTGATCCTTTCAAGGATGAAATTATAATGCTAACTTTTAGTTTTCCTGATGACCCTTATGGTTATGTAGTTCCTTTATATCAAAAAGACCCTTTACCAGGAGATAATTATGATATTTTTAATGTTGTAGTAGATAATATTTCTAAGCAAAAGGTATTACAACTTACAAAACAGTTATTAGAAACTATTCCTGTCATTGGGCATAATATTAAATTTGATTTAAAATTTATGGTAACTAAAACAGGTTTGGATTTATCCAAAGTTAAAGTAAAAGACGACACATTATTTTTAGCTCATTTTGTATTTAATAAGGTTCAACTTGGAGAAACTTTACAACTTAAAGATATAGCTGTTAAGGTGTTAGGTTTAGATGGTAGATGGGATGAAGAGGTTAAGGAATATTTAAAGTCAAGATATCGTTTAAAGAAAGATAGACATTATGGAAATATTCCAACTTCTTTACTAATCAAGTATGCCGGATTTGATATCCTCTTTACTAAAGAGATTTATTTAGTGCTTTCTGAGAGAGTTAAAGTATTTAACTGTGACGAGATTAGGGAAGCTCTTAATAAGGCTACAATTATGATAGCCGAGTCTGAAATAAAAGGAGTTAAGGTAGATAAACAAGTTAGAGATTTTCTTGACTATAAATATCAGTCTGAAATAGAAAAAGCTGAAAGAGAGTTGCAGGAATTACCTAAAATTAAGGAATGGAAAGAACTAAGAAGAGTATCTTGGTTTAATCCTTCTTCTCAAAAACATCAAAAGGAAGTAGCATTTAAAGTCTATCAATTACCTGTGGTAGAAACAACTCAAAAAGGACAACCTTCCTTAGGTAAGAATGCCATTAATACATATCTCTCCTCTCTTCCAGAGGATTCAGAAGAAAAACGATTTATAGAATTGTTTTACAGAATAAAACTTTTCAAAAAATTGAAGTCAACTTATATAAATGGGTTTATAAGTAGTATAGACGAGTTAGGAATGTATCACCCTGAATTTAATATAGCAGGAACAATAACGGGTAGATGGTCATCAGGATTTCATACTGTTGCATCAAAGTCTGACATTAAGAGGATGTTTGTTAGTAGGTGGAAGGATAAAGGTGGGCTTATAGTTAGTTTTGATTACTCCCAGCTTGAGGTTAGGGTTGCTGCAAGTCTTGCTAATGAAACCAAACTTATAGATGCTTATAAGCAAGGGATAGATGTTCATAAAAGAACTGCATCTATGATATTTAATAAACCAATGGAAGAAATTACTAAACAAGAAAGGAAGATTGCTAAAACCGTTGTATTTGGAATTCTTTATGGTAAAACAGCTAAATCCCTTGCGGAAGATTTTAATATTAGTTTAGAAGAAGCTGAGAAATGGGTAGAGAATCTTTATGGAGGGTATACAAATCTTAGAAAATGGATAGAGAATCAGCACAGGTTTGTTTTAGCTAATGGTTTTGTTGTAACAGCATTCAATAGAGTTATTCCAGTTCCAATGGCTTTTGAGTCTGATAAGTGGAAGAAAGAGGAAGCTAAGCGTAAAGCTGTTAACTATCCTGTTCAATCATCGGCTTCTGATTTAACTACTACAAGTGCAGTTAGACTTTGGGAGAATATGAAAAAATTAAATCTGAAGTCTGTTCTTATAGGAACTGTTCACGATGCTATTGTTATAGATGTTTATCCTGGAGAATTAATTACAGTTTTTAATCTTGTAATAAAGAATGCTGAGATTATTCCAATAAGGATTTATGATTGGTTAACTTGTCCTATTAGGATAGATGCTACTATGGGGGATGGAAGTTGGTTTGGAGGAATAGAATGGGAAAGAAAGGTGATTACTCCAGATTGTCTTGAATTGGAAGGAACAGGATTTGTAAGAGATTTATTAATGTTTAAACAATTAATAGAAATGAGTCATAATGTTGAGGTTGAAAAGATTAATGAAGAAGATTTTGATGAACCTGCAATTGATCAATTCATATATTCACCAAAGAAAGAAACTTGGAGGGTAAAGATATGGAAGTGAGAAATTGGAAAGACATATTTCCTAAAGAAAACAGATATTTTGAAACTGAGAATGGAATACTCTATTGTGGAGATTGTTTAGAAATAATGAAGAAATTTCCTGAAGAGAGTGTAGACTTGGTTGTTACATCACCTCCTTATTTTGTAGGAAAAGAATATGAAGATAAGGAGAAGACTCTAGAAGGTTATCAAAAATATCTTAATATGCTTTTAAATACTTTTACTCTTACTGAAAGAGTGCTTGTTAAAGGAGGAAATCTTTACATAAACATAGATGATGCTCATACCTCTCTCAAATCTGTTTTTAAAAAATCTATTGTTCTACCTACTCATGCTTATTTAATAGTTAATTTAAATAAAATCTTTGATTACAAAGAAATGATACTTTGGAAAAAGATTAGAGGAAAACATGCAAGTGGTGGTGCTAATAGGTTGTTAGGGAGTTATGGACGATTCCGTTCCCCTGGTTGTATTCCTATAGTACAAGAAGTTGAATATATTCTCTGGTTTAGAAAGGCTGGAAAAAGAAAAAATATCACAGATGATCTAAGAAAGAAATCAGCTTTAACTCCAGGTGAATTCAAAGAATTTGGGATGCAAATTTGGGAAATTAAACCAGAAAGAGCTAAGAAAATAGGTCATCCTGCACCTTTTCCGGTTGAGCTGGTAATTAGAATAATTAAAATAGGGAGTTTTGTTGAAGATATAATTCTTGATCCATTCTTTGGAAGTGGAACTACAGCAGTAGCTTGTGAAAAGTTAAATAGGAGATGGATAGGAATAGAAATTGATAGGAATAGAAATTAATGAGAAATATTGTGAAATAGCTAAGAAGAGAATAGAGGAGGTTAAAGATGTTGGTTAAAAATATTAATGAAGCTCTTAAAGAATTCACTAATGAATCTAAAGCAAGAGAAACTTTGAAATTGATTTCTCAAGTATTTTCAATTAAGAATTATTTGATAATCGGTGGTTTTGCTTTGAGAATATACGATAGAAATGCAAGACCTTTAACACCTGACATTGATTTGCTGATTTCTCTAAAAGCAGGGAATGAATTAGACGAGTTCATTAAACAAGCAAAATTAATTGATAAACACTACTTTCAAGATGCAGAGTGGATTATTCTACAGGTAAATGGAGTAGATGTTGATATTAAAGTAGAATCAAAAAATTACGAGAGAGAAGCATTGAATAATCCTAATATAGTTAACTATGAAGGAAGTAAGTTAGCGGTTGTTAAACCTGAATATCTTGCCTTGATGAAGTTAGATACTATGAGAGACAAGGATGAACAGGATTTAATGGTAATATTAGGTTGGAAAAATTTTGATATGGAGAGGTTTGAAGAATTGGTTAGAAGATACCTACCTGAAAGATTGGAAGACTTGGAACAATTGAAGTTAATAGCATTGTGGAGAAAACAAGGTAGATTTTAAGAAAAAGGGTTGACATTTCCTCCTAATCTGGTTATATTTAGAGAAAACGGATTAGGAGGTGAAAAATGAAAGTAATTCTTAGTAAAGTTACTAACCAACATAGAGAGGAAGTTGTTGACAAAGAACTTCTAATCAATCCAAAAGAAGGTAAAATTTGGGTTGAAGAGCTGAACTGTTATTCATCAATTGATTTAGGAATGGGAACTTGTAGATGTGTGTCTCATCCGTTGTGGAACGATCCTTACGAAATCTCCCCTGATGGAGCAAGGGAGTTAGTTAAGAAGGCTTATCAAGATGGTTATATTGATGAAAAAGAACTCCAAGAAATTTTAGATCTTATTGACAAGACAGAAATGATAGCTAAAGAATTAGAGGAACAAAAAGAAAAATATTACAAGAATAACCCTATCCAACTCCTTCTTGACCATTTTGGTATTAAAAGTAAAGAAGAACTTGAGAATTACATTCTTGGTTGTTATAAACTTGGTATCAATCCTCTTCCTCCTCTTCGCAAAGTACTAAAAGAATATGGTTGGGATATATTCTATTTCCATCGTGGAAGGGATTTGAATGGTGATCCTGAACCACTTGTTGGTATTTGTGGAAAAACAATAGGTTGTTTTGTTTGGTGGGACGGTGAATGGGAAGAACAACCTGTTGAAGTTATTTTAGAAGTTGGAGATGGATTGGATTATGATAGTTTTGAGTCTGAAAATGAAAATATTGAGTATGTTGACCCAACAGCGGAAGTAGATTTCATTCCTGAAAACGAGTAAGTAGTTCTTTTTAAAGTCAAGAACTATAACAATTTTAATTCTCATAAATGGAGGTGTAGATATGAAAGTAGCAATCACATCAGCATTTATTCCAGTACAGGGAAAATTTAAGTTTAAAATTATTTCAAAACAAGATGCTATTAGTCTTATTAAGACAAATGAGTTGGTTGGTATTTTTACAGGACATCAAACTGTGAAAATTTTGGGGTTGAAACCTGTACAAGGAAGACCTGTTTATAACCCTCAACCAGATCATATCCAACTTTGGATTAAACCAAAAGGAAGATTAGAGTTTGGGAAAGAATATACAATTGAAGAGATAGAAGAAATTGGTTATGATATTTGGGTTGCTGAACCTTTATTGTAATAAGTTGTTAAAGTAGAAGGAGGGATTATGAGAGTTCAGAAGCGTGGGATTAGAAATGGAAAACAGAGGATTGTAATAATATTTTCAGATAAGTTCCAAAAATGGCTATCAATCCCGTTCTCTATAGCTGATGAATGCATCAATAACATAAGAAAATGCAAGAATGTTGATGAAGTCAATAAAATCCTTAGATTCTATGGTCTTTCTGAAATTCCTCCACAGGAAGTCTATGCTGTATCTCTTGAGAGTCATATTCATAAATTTCTTCAAAGAAAACCAAAAGAGTTAGATTATGATGAACTTTATCAAGAGTTATTTTTAAAAGGTTTGGAACTTCTTAACTCTCCACAAGTTAGGATTTTATCGGAATTTCAGAAATGGAAATATATTAAAACCTGTCTTCATAATCATATTAAATCTTTGATTAGAAAAGAACAAGAGAAAGAGCTTCCACTTTCAGATGTTGTGGAAGCTCAAGAACAATTATCTTTTATGGAAAGTGTTATATCTCCATATTCAAATATAAGCAAATATCCTTTTTATGTAAAGTTTATAGAACCTGAAATGTATGCAGTTTCAAGAGATTTATTAGAGAAAATAATGGCTTGGGCTGAAACCCAAGATGAAGGGACAAAGGTATTTTTTGAAGAATATTTTAATCCAAGTCCTGAAGTATTGGAATATATGGAAAGGCAAGTTAATAAAGGAACTTGGAAAAATAGAAAGTTTGAACCTTTATTCTTAGCAAAAGTACTAACTGAAACAGGTAAGTGGAAGTATAAAGACGGTAGAGATAAGTGGTTGAAAATTAGAAGAAAAATGATTAGGGATTTAGGGTTGGCTTTTTAGCCAACCCTATTTTTTCTATCTCTTGTAAAAACAACAAAAAGGAGGGATAATGAAAATTCTTTATTATTCCGATATTCATTTTAGGGAAAAAGGGTCATTTATTCCTTGGAACAGGCAAGAGAATCGCTTCACAAAGGAGTTAAATCGTATCTTAAATTCAATGTACTGGTTATCAGAGATTGTAGAGGTT